AGAAGTATTCCGGTATGGAAAAGGTATGGAACGCTACACTGGATTCACATACAAGATCCGATCATCGGAAGTTAGACGGTCAAGAAGCAGACGAAAAAGGCTATTTTCATATCCATGGATTTAAAGCGAAGGGGCCGCACCTGTTTGGTATTGCTAAAGAAGATTGCCGGTGCCGGTGTACGGTCATTTTTAAAGTGGACGGTATCTTGCCAGATACACGTATTGCAAGAGACTATTTGAACGCCGACTATCAGCAAAAACTAGCCGACAGGATGGATGATCTCATGGCTGACGGAATGACCGCTAAACAGGCTGAGAAGCAGGCGAAAAAGGAAATTAGCGCACCGAATATGAAAGTGCCATGGACAAACTATGAGGGTTGGTTAAAGGAGCGGTTCAAATGAAACGATTTAAGCATGCAATCGCTCGGCTATTGGGTATTCATAATGTTTCACTCATACCCGTGGTAGATGAAATTGGAAAAGCCTTCAAACAAGGATTAGAAGAAGGCATGAAAAAGAACACAATTGAGAAAACCTATGAATCTGTTGACGAACACTCATATGATGAATACACAGTTGAACAAACAACAAAAAGAGGAGTTGTCAAGCAAAAAGATGATTGCCCATTGAAAATAGTCATAACCGTTGATTCAAAACATATTGTGTCTGCAATTGTTGATGATATCAATCGTCAGCAGTACAAACGAATCAGAAATGAAACAAGGTTCTATTAATAAAAATAGATTCAATAGGTGATATGCCTAGAAAGGAATGGTGATCCTTTTAATCTCGCCCGAGCCTGCGTTAAGGCTTATTTTTTATTCCTGAAGGGATGGATATCGAATGAGTTGGATTTATTGGTATGGAGGTATTATTCCCGGATTAATAATTTGCGTGTTGATGGCAGTATGCTATCACTATTGGTTTGATGATTAATATTTCGTCTTTTTTACCTTTTGCAGACGTTAAAGAACGAAAGGAAAACCTACCGGAGCGTTGTCCGTAATAAACGAAAATAGGAGTGTTAGTTATGAAAGAATTACTCGAAGCATTGAAAAACGGTGAGAAGACAATTGACGAAGTGCTCAAAGCGATAGATGAAGTGGACAAAGAAAAGGTGCCACGTTCCCGGCTGAATGACAAGATTGACGAGGTTAAGGAACTGCAAGGGCAGCTTAAAGACCGCGATAAACAGCTATCGGAGTTGAGCAAGAAGGCAAAAGACAGTGAAGAACTGCAAGCAACAATTGCAGAATTGCAGGAGACGAACAAGAAGACGGCTCAGGAGTACACGGATAAGCTAAGCAAGCAAACATTCGACTATGCTCTTGAAAAGGCTCTGACGGGAGCACAGGCGCGTAATCCGAAGGCTGTTAAGGCTCTATTAAACACTGATTCTATCAAAATCGACGGTGATAAGTTACTTGGATTGGAAGATCAGCTAAAGGCGCTAAAAGAATCCGACAGCTATTTGTTCGGTGAAACTCCGACATTACATGGACGGCAGCCTAACAATCCTTTAGGCGGTCAGCAACAACCGGCGAATAACCCATTCAAGAAAGAGACGTTCAATCTCACAGAACAAGCCCGGCTCTATCGAGAGGATCCGGACTTGTACAAACAATTAAAAGCGCAAGCTTAAGGAGGAATTTTAAATGGCAATTACAAGAATTGCAGACGTAATCGAACCAGAGATTTTTACTAATTATGTTGTCCAAAAAACTATGGAAGTATCTAATGTGCTTAATAGTGGCATTGCGACAAATGACGCACAGTTTGATCAATTGGCATCTGGACCGAATACGTTGGTTAATATGCCATATTTCAACGATCTAACTGGTGATTCGGAAACTCTCAAAGATTCAGGGGCACTGACGCCAGATAAGATTGGCACCAATAAAGATGTTGCCCGGAAGCAAGGCCGTGGCCGTGCATGGGGATCTAATGGACTATCGGCGCTCCTTTCTGGCGCTGACCCACTCGGAGCAATCGGTAACCTTGTTACAAACTATTGGGCACGTGACCGCCAGAAAGTACTTCTAAGCACACTGAAAGGTGTATTTGCAGCTGGTAATATGTCGAACAAGTCGCTAGATATCTCTGAACAGACGGGTGACGCTGCACTTATTAGTGGTGAGACGTTTATCGATGCGACTCAAAAAATGGGCGATGCAAAAGATTTGTTGACAGCAGTAACCATGCATTCAGCAGTAGAAGCTTATCTTGCAAAACGTCAGCTGATCGAATACGTACAGGAAGAAAATCAAAGCGTACGTGTTCCGTATTTTATGGGAAAACGTGTGATTGTAGACGACGGTATGCCATTTGACACAACGAATAAGATCGGTACGACTTATCTATTCGGCGCTGGCGCACTTGCATGGGGTAACGGATCACATCCGAACATCATCGGTACCGAGACTGATCGCGATTCTCTCGCATCTTCTGGTGAAGATTTTCTTATTAATCGTCAGCTATACATCCTGCATCCACGTGGCATCAAGTTCACCGAATCATCTGTTGCCGATGTATTCCCAACTAATGCTGAACTTGAAAACGGCGCTAACTGGGAACGCGTGTACGAAGAAAAGGCCGTCCGGATGGTTCAATTCAAATTTAAGATTGCGTAAGGGGTGAACAATCATGACTGTAAAAGATGACATTCTAGCGCATATTGATTCTGAAATGGCCGGTAATGACAATTTATACGGAAAACTTAGCTCACGTAACGATGAATTATTGAGGCTAAAAAGTTATATTCAATCGTTAGGTATTCCTGTTAGTGATGTTGCTGTTGATCCTGCGACTGCTTCTTTAGGAGTCGGAGCGACACAACAACTCACAGCTATTGTTTATCCTAGCGATGCCGATGATAAATCCGTGACGTGGTTAAGTAGCGATGAATCTGTTGCTACTGTGAATAGCTCAGGACTTGTCACAGGTGTTGCGGCAGGTAGTGCCACTATCACATGTACATCCAATGCAGATAACACGAAAAAGGACACATGCGGTGTAACGGTAGCATAAGGGAGTGATTGAATGAGTTTAATGGGATTCCAACGTCGTAGACGCGAACTCGCTAATAAAAAAGTAGAAAATAAGCCTAATTACGAGTCTTTAAGCGTTGATGATCTTAAAATTATCGCCAAAGAAAAAGGAATCAAAGGCTATCAAAATATGAAAAAGGAGACGCTGATCGCGTCGCTGACAGGCGGTGAAGCTGATGACAACGGAGCAGATTCAAGCGGTTCTGGAAAAGATCAAGCTACTGGCAATGATGCAGGGAACGCAAAATGATGCATACCTAACGGCGACAATCCCTTATTATTTTGACCTTGCTTGTGACAAGTGCCATAAATCGTTTGATCCGGATGATATTCCATCTGGAGTGATGATGTTCATTGCACAGGCGTGTAAGTTCAACATGGCTGATGTACGGCTTAAAGGACGTACCATGGGCAATGTATCCTATACGTTCAACACGGAGATTCCTGACACTGTTATGGGCTATCTGAGACCATACAGAAAGCTGAGTTGGGGAACATGATGGATCCATTTAATGAGTTTCCTAATCTCATTGTTTTCCAACGCAAAGATCAGGTATCTGACGGTTCCGGTGGATGGATAAATGATTGGGTAAACGTTGATCCTGATCCAGGAACATATCCGGCATTTGTCGATCCAATATCTAGTCGAGAGTTTGGACAGGCAGCACAGACGGTGAATCCGATTGAAATGGAAATATATTTCCCATATCGGACAGACATCTTACCGTCTATGCAAGTTGTCCTAGAAGACGGATCAACCGTGGCGATTAAGACACGTCCTATTGATCAGGGTGGACAGCATGAGGTTATGCTCATTCAGGTGACAGGGGATGAATTGAATGGCTAGAGCACGTATATCATACGGTGATAAGTCATTTGAACTTGAGATTAAGCGATTTGAGCAGCAATACATCGCTGAAGTGAAGAAGATCGTCAGAAAGACGACTGAGTTGATGGTATCTCAAATGATCGCGCTGGCTCCTACTGGTGAAGTGGATGGTGGCAATCTAAAAAGATCGATTGACGCATCGTATTCCAGTGACGGTCTCTCCGCGGTAATTGATGTAGGAGCTGATTACGCAATTTATGTGGAATATGGTACTGGAATTTATTCAACAGAAGGAAATGGGCGCAAAACGCCATGGGTCTACTTTGACGAGAAGTTAGGTCACTATGTATTTACTCGTGGTATGCGTGCGCAGCCTTTTTTCTCGCCTGGTTTTGAGACTGCATCCAAGTATTTCAATAGTGAAATGAATAAATTGGGGTGATGCTATGAGAACAGCCTTATTTCCATTACAAAAAGCGGTATATACAAGACTATCAACCTATCAACCTCTGTTAGATCGAATAACAGGGGTTTTTGATATGGTTCCAGAAGGGCAACAGCTTCCGTACTGCACGGTCGGAGAATGTATTGTGACACCAAGTGACACAAAGCTTACTGTCGGAGAAAACATTTTGATGACCATACACGCTTGGAGTGGTTACGAAGGAAAAAAAGAAGTTTATGAACTTCTCAGCCTAATGCTCGAAGCACTAAGCAGCGCACAACTATCTGTAGATGGATTCAGACTTTACCATTTTGAACGAGAACAATTGAATGTAATAACCGACATTGACGGTTTAACGAAGCATGGGTTTATCGACCTGCGCTTTTTTATTAACAATTAAGGAGAGTGAAAGTCATGCCATTAAGTGGTAAAAAGATAATTTTCTTGGTACAGGATCCAGATGCTGTTGTTGGCTCTGACGCTGCATATCCTGGATTTCAGACGGACGGTACCTGGACCTATGAAGGTGACCTTGCAGACGAACAGACGAAAAACGGCCGCGTTCTTGAGTATGCACAAGATCAAGAGAGTGGCGATATCTCAATGTTCATGTCCGAGACGGACGATGGTGGTCAAAAGCTGCTCAAGACAGCGAGAAAGCAACATAAGAAGGTTAAGATTTGGAAGGTTAACGTAAATGCAAACGCAAATGGCAAGCATGATGCTACATTTGCCTATGTGCTGATTGAAAGCTATGAAGAAAGCCTGGCATCGGATGGATTTGTCGAAGTCAGCGTGTCATTCCAAGTAATCGGACAATCTAAAGATGGTGAAATCGACCTTGATCCGGAAATCATCGCGCTTTCTCAGTACGCGTTCGAGACACCTGGTGAAACAGGATCAGTTGCTGTTTCAGGCGTGACGGTTGCTCCAACCACAGCATCGATCGCTGTTGATGCGACACAACAACTTACACCAACAGTTTCTCCTGCAGATGTTAGTGACAAGTCAGTTACTTATACATCAAGTGACACGAGTATCGCAACGGTTTCTTCTAGTGGTTTTGTCACTGGTAAAGCAGCTGGAACAGCGACGATCACGGTTAAATCGGTTATTGATCCTACTAAGACAGCAACATGCACAATTACAGTTACTGCAGCTTAATGAATGGGGAGAAATCCCCTTATTTTTTTATTATATGGAGGTTAACCCATGCCAACACTTAACATTGGAAAAAAGCAATTTGAAGCAAAAATTTCATTCAAATTTGATCGTAGAGCAGAAGAAAAATATTCCGGCGATGAAAAATCAGGACTTTCAGGTGTTGAAAAAGTCTATCAGGATCTTTTGAGTTATAAAACAAGCGCTCTATCAGCATTTTGGGATTGTGCAACTGCCTATCTGAAAAAACAGCAGCCGATTGTTGAGGATATCGAAGAAGCTATTGAAACAGTGATCGATGAAGAAGGGACAGAGCGCCTGTTCAAAGAAGCGTTCAAGGCACTAGATGGTTCGGGTTTTTTCAAACAACAGCTAAAAGAATACTGGAGCAACGTCAACATGATCGACAAAATGGCAGACGAGAACGACAAAAAGGAACTGAAACAAGCCAATCTAGCGAAGGAAACGCTGGAGAACAAAAGAAAAGCACTACTCGCATAAATTACGATCAAATCTTTGCCGATTCGGCAAGATACTTACAAATTTATGATCCTGATTTGATCCTGTCCTGGACTCCAAACGAATACCGGGATTTTTTACGTGGTGCACAGCATCGACAAGCTGACCAAAGAGAAGATATGGCTTTGTCAGCACTGTTCAATCGATACGCGCAAAACGCTAAACAAGCTCGACTAAAACGAATGTTTGATGCAGATATGGCACACAGGCGCATCGACAAAGGGATGAGCAATTGGAAAGAATCACGATCACCACGGTTAACAAGCGAAATGTTCAGCAAGATGAAATCTAAGTTAAACCAATCGCTTAATACATTCAAGAAAGGAGGATGACCATGAACAAGAAACTGACTGCGTTTGTCGGTGCTAAGATTGCTGAATTCCGTGCGAAGATGGCTGATGTAAGTGCAATTATGAAGAAAACCGCAACCGGTGCAGAGGTCAATGTTGATGCTGATACAAAACGTTTTAGCGCCAAATACGCAGAAATTAAAGCAAAACTAGCCACGTTTAAAAAGGCAACAACCGTAACCATAAAAGCGAAATGGAACAATCTAAACAAGCGCTTCGACGAGATCGGTGACAAGATGGATGATCTAGCCAAAGGTATTCGCACGTTTGGAACGATCGCGCAAAGTTCTATGACCGGATTTGCAATGTCTATTAGCACGGCAGGCGTTCCGGCTATTGCTTCTCTAATTGCTGGAATCGGCGCACTCGGACCAATGGTTGGCGTGGCAGCAGGTGGAGCTGCGGCAATGGGTGCATCGTATGCACTTGCCGGTGCTGGAATTGCATCATTTACCGCTGTCGCCAAAGCAAACTTAGGTGACATGTTCGAAAAAATGAAGAAAATGTCTGATCTGCAAAGTAAGATCGACATGACCAAGGACTTAAAAGCACGAAACAAATTACTACAACAACAAAAAGCTATTTTAGACAGCATGGACAAGCCTGAACGCCGTGCATATGAAGCAAGTCAGAAGTTAAAACAAGTATGGACAGGAATTACAGATCCTTTGAAGTCACAGACAGTGAATATTTATACGAAAGCGCTCAGTGCCTTATCAACTGTTCTGACTATGCTCAAGCCTACTTTTCAGGGTGCAACGCAAGCGGTCGATAATCTAGTCGACTCACTAAATAAAGCACTGAAAACAAGTGATGCAATCAACTTTTTTAAAACATTAGGGGAAACGGTTGGCCCATCACTAGAGACAATGACGAAGGCTGGCATGAATTTTATGCTTGGCTTGATGAATCTGTTTACAGCATTTGTTCCACTCGGGATGAAGATGCAGAATGGATTTCTTGGTATGTCTCAGGCATTTTTAAAATGGACGGAAACGGCCAGTAAATCAACAGCTTTTCAAAATTTTATCAATTATGTGATGACGAATGGGCCTAAATTGTTACAGATTATCGGTAACCTGTCACTAGGCATCATCGGTATGTTTTCAGCATTCGGATCAACATCGGCCGATATGATGACCTCACTTGTCAATATGACAAACTCATTTAAGACGTGGGGGCAAACACTCGGACAGAATGAACAATTTCAGCAGTTTATTGCCTACGTTAAAGCTAACGCACCAGCAGTCATTGCTCTGATTGGTAATGTGGTGCAGATCATTGGATCTCTCGCTGTGGGCTTTGCACCTGTTGGCGCGGCAGTTCTCAAGTTCTTAGTTCCATTCACTCAGATGGTTGGATCATTTCTACAGGCGCATCCGGCCGTGGCATCATTTATCGCAGTGATCGTCACAGTGTTGGGGTTACTGATAGCAATTGCTCCACAAGTGATTGCTTTGACAACACTATTTACCGGTTTTGGTGGAACCATTGTTAAAGTCGGCGGTATGATCATTAGCGCTTTTTTACCTGCTGGTGTTACTGCTGGAACTGCGTTTAAAACAATGGGGCAAGCAGCGTTATCTTCTGCTAAAAATATCGGAATAGCCATGATCAACGGCATTAAATCACTCGGTAGCATGGTAGCAAGTGCAGCTATAGCCACAGGACAATTTATTGCATCCATGGCAAAAATGGCGGCTAGCGCGATTGCTAAAGGTGCTCAGATTGTCGCTCAATGGTTAGTCATGGCTGCACAAGCAACGGCAAACGCTGTACGAGTAGCAGCTGCTTGGACACTGTCTACTGGTGCCGCAATGGCTACAGCAGTAGCAAAAATGATTACGAGTGCGGCTGTGTTTGTCGCTCGTTGGGTATTCATGGGCGCTCAGGCACTTGTACAAGCTGCTCGTATGGCTGCCGCATGGTTTATTGCGCTTGGCCCGATTGGATGGGTGACAGCAACAGTAATTGCTATTGCTGCTTTGATAATTGCCAATTGGAGCAAGATTAAATCTTGGACAATCAGTGCTTTTGGAGCCATTTCTTCATTTCTGTCCGGAATATGGAGCGGAATTAAATCGTTTGTTTCGGGTGCCGTCAATGGTATGAGAAATGGAATAAGTAATGCATGGAATAGCATAAAATCAGCAACTGGTTCAGCATTCCGCGCAGTAGTTGGATTTATTAAAAATCCGTTGAAAGCTATCAATCTATTTAGCATCGGGAAAAACATCATACAAGGGTTGATTAACGGAATCGGCTCATTGGCTAGTGCTGTCGGAAGCAAGATCATGTCTATTGCTGGAAACATCAAAAATAAGATTCAAGGCGCTCTCGGAATACACTCTCCATCTCGTTTTATGGCATGGATTGGTCAAATGACTGGTCAAGGACTTGTCAATGGTATCTCCGGTATGCAACGCAAAGTAGCATCAGCGTCACAGGGCATGGCTCAGGCGGCTCAGATTGCGCCACAACAGACAGATTTTAGTTACAGCAGCCAAGTATCAGCTGGTGGATTAGATAGCGTACAGCAAGAAGTAACGGCAAGCATGGAGCAGACGGAATTGAGTAAGAAACCAGCAAACATATATGTACAGGTTGGCTCAAAAACGTTGGCTAAAGCGATTATTGATGATGTAAATAGATTGCAAGATAAGCAGGTGAGCAGCCGTGCAGTATACAGCTGATTTTAAAGCGTTGACCGGCGCCAATGACACAACTCTAATCTTGGAACGAGATGGACAGGATCCGGTTCGCTTAGACGAAACGCAGGATCTTGTCTTTTTAAGTTTTGATGTGGATTCGCCAACGCCAATCAACAATGTAGGTAACGCCATTCCGGGTGCTGATGGCGTGCAGGATCGCGGGGGAACCACATACGGTCCGCGAAATATGGTGGCGCGGTTCATGCTTATCGAAGAAACGAAGTACAATCTAGCGCTCTTAAAAACGAATGTGCTCAGATTATTCGATAGCAAGAAGCCGTTCAACATCATAGACGAGGACAACCCGGGGCGACAGTGGAAAGATTTACGACTGTCAGACAGGATTGCGTTTGAGGATAAGGGGCCATCAGTTTCAATTGCTACCATTCCAATGGTCACGTTCATGCCGTATGCCTTCTCTATTGGC